TAGTCGTTGATGACCTTGCCGACATAGTACTTCTTGAACGTGTCGCGGATGTCATCCGTAATCATGTCGACGGCCTCGATGATCTTGATGTAGCGGAAATCCTCGCCCTTGTCCGTCGTGAACGTCGCGAGGCTGTTGCATGCACGGGCAATCTTGACGCCGTCGCCGTCATCCTCATCAAAGAGGACAAGCTCGCCTTTGTCGATGTGGTTGTCGATTTCAGGAATCGGGTCGACCTCTGCGACTTCGGTGAGCTTGAAATACGTCGCCGAGCGGTCGAGCGCGAGGCCGGCGAGGATGCCGCAGATGCGGGCCGTGTACTCAAGCGCCGTGTAAGACTTGTACGTCGTGTTGCCGTCATCGTCTGTGCCATTCGCGACCTTGATGCCCGAGCTCGTGAAATTCACGATGCCCTCGTTATCGGCAGCTTGGTTCGCAAGGACGGCCTTGAACGTCTTGCGCTTGTTCTGGCGCTGGCTCTTGATCCAGCTTGCGAGGTCTTCCTGCTCCTGCACGGTTGCGGTCGGGGCGCAGAGCCAGTTCCACTTGATGCCCTCAAGGAGCTTGAGTATGTCCGCCTGCGTGTTCATGTCCTCCGTGGTCGTCGCGCCACCCTCACCCGTTGTCGTTTTCGGCTTGACCGTGTCAAGCGGCAGCGTGTAGACGAGGATGCGCAGAGGCGTGCCAAGCAGGCACTTCTTGATGAGGTCGACGTTCGCGTCCGTCAGCCCCGTCTCGGGGATGTCGCCGACGTCGTTGATGCGGTACTGCTTGATGGTATTTGTTTCTTCATTTTTGAGAATCATCGCGACGATGCCGCGCGCGCTGCGCTTAATCGCCGTGGTGCCCTTTGTCTTGAAGTCGATGATGACCTGTGGCAGGCCAAAGACTTCAGCTTCGTTTGCCATTTATTCGTCCTCCTTGTCCGTTTTGTATTTGTCATAGATGGATGTATCTTCTTTTCCTGTCTTGTTGATGAAAAGGCCGAGCTTCTTCATGAGCTCCGCCTGGATGCGATGCGCTTCCGTATCGGTCACGGCATCCGCAAACACGAGGTCGAAGCTGTAATGGAGCACGTCATCATAAAATGTCGTGCTCATATCGACGATGGTAATGTATCGGTCTTCCACTTGCAGGACGGGCGGCATCAGCGCTTCAAGCGCGTCCGCCACATCATACAAGTCGTTGCGATTGAAGTCCCCGTTATCATCCTCCCAGGGCAGGAACTGGATGTTGACCTTGATGCGCCGCTCGCGATAGGGCTCACCCCATGCGCGGGAATATGGCGTCATCTCGACGTAGAAATACGGGAAAACCGCCTTGTCCACGTTGTCGAAATACACGCACACCGCGTCCGGCGAATGCTCCTTGAAATAGGCATGCAGCTGTTCGTCCGTCTGGACGATAGCTTTGATTTTCTGGATCAGCGCCTTTTTGATGGCGCGCAGCTTAAGCATCGAAAAGCGACGCGAGAATCTGCTCCGCGTCCTCCTGGAACTGGTCTGCCGATTCGTCAAGCGCCGTCTGGAGCATGTGCTTGCCTGGAACGAACGGCTGCTTGAGCCGCTTTCCTAGCTTTGGCACGTACTGGCCGACTTTCTGCCGGTGCCCCCACTCGACATCAAGGCCGTAATACTCGGTCTTATCGCCGGAGTCGCGCTTGGCGTCGTTGTAGATTTCTACCTCACCGCCAGACGGAGCCGTTCGATGCCAGGAGCGAAGAAGCAGTCCGGTATCGCTCGGCGTGTTGTTCTTTGCACGCTCCATCGTCTTTTCCGCTTCTTGCATGAGAAACTTGTCACGTTTCTCCGGCATCTCCTGTGCTATCCTGTTGAGCCTGTTTTCCAGCTCGTCGAATCCCGACAGAATCATTCGATTCACCCGCTTTCTGTGCCTGTATCTCCTGATGCGTCGGATACAGAAACGCCTTGCCCGCACGAAGCCGCCAAAGCTCCCCCTGATGCGTGACCATCAAAACATCGTTTGGCCGGATGTCGATGGCAGGATCGCAGCAGAGTCGCAGGTCATTCGAGAGAACGAAGGCGCGGTCCTCTTGGTGGCTGGCCAGCATCTTGCCGTACTGCGACAGCTTGCACGGAACATCCGTGTAAACGTCCCCCAGCTTGGAACATGCAGCGCCCTCGTCATCAAAGGTAGTCGTCTGTCTGCGAACAGTCACACGGTCTTGATACATGACGCTTCGGAGCAGTCCTTTGAGGCTCATGCATGGCTCACCACCCTGCGATACAGGTTGAGCTTTGGTTTGATGGCGTCAAACGAAAGGTCGCTGAGCACGGCCGTTGCATTGACGTTGTTCACCGCGAAGCGGAACTCCGTATCGTCCATTTTGATGTCGCTCAATGGGCCCGGCGCAGAAAAGCCGAGCTCGCTGTCCTCTCCTGCGCTCTCGTCTGCCAGCCGTTTCCGCACGAGGTCGGTCACGGTGTAGACGAGCGCATCCGGGAAATCGTCCCTGTGGCAGTAGTCGAGGATGTCCGCGACGAGCTTTTCGACTGCGAACGTCAGCAGGTTCTCGTCAGGAGCTTTTTCTCCTGCGAGCAGCTTGACTTTTTCCACGACTGCCTGCGTCGCTTCCTCCTTCGTCATCGCTCTCCGCCTCCTTTGCAGACTCCGCCTTCGGCTTGTAGCCCTGTGCCGCGTAAATCACGCGGTATGCAAGGTCTGTCGCCTCGATGATGCGGCCGTCCTTCTCATAGAGGTTCCACATGCTTCATGCCTCCTCAGGCCGTTGTTTTCGGCGTCAGCACCGCAAATGCATTCTCCTTGACCGGCAGGAAGCCGAGGCGCATCGTCGCCTTGATGGCCACCATGTCATTTTCAGCGAGGGAGAGCGGCTTATCATCTGCCATCGTGACGGTCTGGAGCGTTGCTTCGCGGAGCACCTCGTACTGAATCTGGTCGCGGATGCCGACGAGGCTGTAGCTCCAGTTGCCCGCGATGGCTTCCGCCTTTGTGTTGTCCCACGAGCTCGTGCGGCAGAATTCAATCGGCTGCGAGTAAAGCGTCGTGCTGTCGACGCCCGTCACGAAGAGCTGGTTGCCGTTGCTGTCACGGAGCTTGCGCAGGCTGTTCTTGAGCTGGTAGCCAGCGACGAAGCCGTTGACGTCGAGGCCTTCGTTTTCGACGAGCGCCATGACATCGGAAATGTCGAGGTCGAGCTTTGCGTTCGTTCCTTCTTTGACTGCACGGGATGCAGCGTTCGCCACACCGTAGATGCTCTTCGCGAACGGGCTGTTAGTGCCGAACAGGCACGCCGCGTCGATGGCCTTGTAGAATGCCTCAGCGATGTACGGGCGCACCGTCGCGAAGACGTCGATGGTCGTATCGTTGAGCTTCTCTTTCGAAACCGGGATGATGACGCCGATCTTCTTGGCCGTGAGCTCTGGGAAAATCCATTTCGCGACGGACGTCTGAATGCGCTCCGTCTCACCAACCCAGTAAGCGCCCGGGCCCGATACCATGACCGGGACTTTCAACGTCTCGCTCGCCATCGGCTGCACCTTCGACAAGCGCAGGATGGACGAGCCGCGCGTAACATCCGTGATGATGTCTGCCGCCGTCGGCGTCGGGACGAAACCCTGAAGATTGTCTTTCAAAAACTTGCTGTCATCTGCCATTTTTGTTGTCCTCCTTAACGTTTGACCTGATTGTCATAGATGGCCTTGAAAAATGCGCTCCGGCTCGGCTTGCCGCCGGTCGGCGAACCCTCCGCACCGGCCTTCGGGGCCTTGCCCTTCAGCCGTTCGTTGACTGCATTCTCGATGGCCTTTTTATAATGCTTCTCGAACGACTTGATGCGTTCGAGCGTGCTGTCGTTGTCGTCTGCGACGAGGAAGTCCATGAACTCGACAGGAATCTTCCGGTCGGAAAGCACCTTGACCATTTCAAGCTTGAGCTCCTTGCGCTGGAGCTCTTTTTCCCGCTCTTCGAGCTGCTTCTTGTTCGCCTCATACTCGGCGGCCTTGCGCTCGTCATCGGAGAGCTTCGAAAGGCGCTCCTGCTCTTTTTTAGCGGCCTCCTGCTTCTTGGTGTAATCCTTGACGAACTTCTCATTCGCAGCCTTGACGGCCTTCGCGATGCGCGCGTCGATGTCTTCCTCGGCGGGCTTGTCCTCCGCTTTGTTTTCGGACGCGGCATCCGGCTTCGCGGCATCGGCCTTGCCCTCGGACGTTCCTGCTTCGGTGCCAGATGCACCTGCATCCGCGCCAGCGCCGTCAGCGAACCGCTGGAGGCAGAACGCGAACGGATGCGGCCCGTAGATGCGGGCCTCGTTCATGTATTTCGGCATGTTGTGATTCCTCCTTTGAAATTTTAGGCATCAAAAAAGCACCTCGGCGTTTTTGCTTTGGTGCTCAGTATGAAATTTCAGCTCGCGTTATCTGCTCTACGATGCCGTGAGCGATTTTTTCGATATCTGGCTTGCATGAGCAGGCATCACAATTCTTCCCCGTCAGCACACGCGCCAACAACTCAATGGTTTGTTCCATTGCGAGATACGCAAGGCCCATATCATCCTCCGGCTCGAACGGAGCGAAATGAAGATGCAGGAGCTCGTGCACGACGGTTTGCTCCATGTCCTGCTCGAATTCCGTATCTGCCGGATAATCGACAGGATCGAGCACATGGATGACGGACTGCCGTGTCGCAAGCGTCCAGTTGTTC